TATTGGGATCGATTCAAACCAGAAAAGACAACCAATGCTTTTGCTTTTTATACACAAATTGCAAAAAATGGATATGCAAAAGGATGGCATAAATTACATCCAGGAAAATATAAAGGTACAGTTTCTCTAGACAAAAAAGCTTCGTCTGAATCTGAAGGAATTTACTCAATTTAAGTTATGAAATTAAAAAATTACAAAGATTGGTTATTTGAAAATGGTAATGCTCAAATGGGAATTACTTCAGTCGATAACCCTGGTGGATTCACTTATAATCCTACAGCAGTTAAAGAAGATGATGACGAAGAAAAACCTTCTAATTATATGTTCTTCTCTAACTTAAAAAGGATTCAAGATCTATCTAAAATGATTCTCGAAATGAATCAAGAAAAAATAGATAGTATGTTAAACAATGGACATGATTGGGCAAATGATCATGTAACAGTTGCTAAAGAAAATTTATCTCACGTTTTTGATTTCCTTAAAAGTGAATCGATAGTTAGAAATGAATCTGTTATTACAGAATTAGTGGATGAAGCTCACGACACATCAGCTCTACATAGAAGATATTCAATGACACCGACTTGGTGGTCAGCTTGGAGAGATCAGAATGAGAAAAAAGAAGGTCTTAAAATTGAAAAAGATGCTTTTGCTAAAACTTATGAAGTAAAAGATAAAGACGATAAGGTTCTTATGGTTTTTGATTATGCTAGAAATATCATATTCACTAATTCAACACCTGATGATTTCTCTTTAGATGATGAAATGAGTTCAAAAGACATGGAAGAAGTTAAGGATAAGGCCGAGAAGATTAAAGATGATCTTGCTGGTGTTGATCCGGATGCTAAGAAAGAAGCTCTACCAGCAAAAGGTGGAGAAGAAAAACCTGAAAAAAAAGAAGCGGAAGCTAAAGAAGAATAAAATGAAAAACTTACAAACTTACGAACAATATCTATTTGAGAATTGGCCGTCATATTCATTTGATGGACAAGAACTTAAAGTAGGAAACTCAGTTAAATCTTTCGATGGTTACTCTGGTATCATCGTTTCTAAAGAATCAGTTAATGGAAAGGTTCAATATAGAGATCATAAAGGTGTTGTAAGAATTGTAGAATCATATGAACTTACTTCGGATGAAATCTTAAATGAAGCAGATATGACTTGGTGGGAGGTAACAAAAGGTATTATTGCTGCTGATTTAATTAAAGTAGGATTAGCTTTTGCAGGAGGTGGAGTTTTACTTGCCGGTGTTCTTTTTTCTAATTGGAGAAATTCAATAGCTAATAAAATAGAAAAGATTAAACAAGATAAAAAATTCGCTGAGCTAAAAGATCAAGCTCATGGAATCGCTAATAAATTTAATGGTGATAGTGATCTTACTAGTATGATGCAAGAACTGGAAAAATATCCTTACCAAGATACTCTTTATGTTAAGGGTAAAAGAGAGAAAGCTAAAGCTGATGCAACTAATAAAGAAAGAAATAGGTTGATGAGAGAAATTTCGAAATATGTTAAATCGAAATTAACTCCAGAAGAAATTCCTTTCTTTGTAGAAATAAATAAGATATTAAGAGATAAACCACTTACTGACGATCAAGGAAATAAAGTTGAAGAGGATGTAGTTTCGGATCCGAATAGAACTGTTGGAACAGGAACTTATACTGCAACTTCTTCAGATTCTAATTATATGGTTGGTGGAGGTAGAGATACTACAGATGCTTCATCTGGTGGATCTACATTCTTTCAATAAACAAAGATAAATAATAAAAACAAAAACAAATAAAATGAAGAATTACATTCCTACATTCGAGCAATTCGTAAACGAAGCTGCTAACGATGCAAATGGTTATGATCCAGCAAAACAAAAGGATACTGACCCAACTTTACCAGCTGTTAAATCTATTGATGATTTACTTCCAGGTAAAGAATTTACTATTACTTTAGATGGTAAAACTAACACAGATATGATATATTCAGGATATACTGATGGTTACCATATCTTTAATGAAGCTGATCATAATGCTGAGCCTATGTCTTTTTCCGATGATGCAATCACTAAAATTATTGCAGCTGGTGGAATTTCTCAAGTAGCAGCATAATAACTATTTATGTCGATAAAAAGTAATAAACCTTCGAAGAAGTCAGGGTTTGTTCAAGGCTATTTTCCTTTGAATGAATGTAAAAAATATCAAGGAATAGGACCCATAATTTATCGATCTTCATGGGAGAGAAAATTTTGTTTATATTGTGAAAGAAATCCGGAGATCAAAAAATGGTCTTCGGAATCTTTCTGTATTCCTTATTTTAGTCCCTTAGATAACAAATACCACAAATACTATCCTGATTTTATAGTTCATTTAGAAGACGGACAGACTTTTATTGTAGAAGTAAAACCAAAAATGCAACTACAAAAACCAGCACCTCCTAAGAGAAAAACTGTAAAATCAGTTGAATCTTACAAATGGTTATTCACTGAATATGTGAAGAATATGTGTAAGAAATCTGCAGCTGAACAGTATGCTTCTTCTCGAGGTTGGAAATTTATGTTGGTAACAGAAGATTTTTTCAAAAGTATATGAAAAGTATAATTGAATTCTTTTCTTATCTACTACAGATTCTTAATATAGAAGCAGGTGGAAAAGAAGAAGAGAGTAAAGAAGAAGATTTAGGACCGGATGCTAAGCCTAAAGATGTTTATGCTTGGTTACTTAAGAAAATGAAAGATAGTAAAGCAAAAGATGTTGCTAAAAGCAAAGATCCTTTCTTTATTCCAGGAAAAATTTACATTTTCAAATATAAACCATTTCACAAAGACAAATATTCATTTTGGGATGAACACCCCATAGTTTTATCACTAGGAAAAATGCCAGCTGCTCAAGGAGAAATGAATGTTGGATTGAATCTTAGTTGGTATCCACCGAAGGCAAGAAAATATATCATGGATGAAATTAAAAAGATGTATGATAAACCAATGAAAGAATCAATTAAGAAAAAAGCAGGAGACGCTGTTGAACAAGTCAATATACCACTCGATGTTTATCGATTAAAACTTAGTCTTGATCAATTCGGTCTTTCTTGGGCAATAAGAAATTACCTTCCTAAGCAAATTCAATCACCAGCATATGTTATAGCTTACGAACATTGGGATAAAATGAGTAAGCTAGACATTCCACAAATCTTCCCTGAAATAAAAGGAGACGGTAAGTTATTTGACATCTATAAAAATTATGAAGATTATGTTTTAAGATGTAGAACAAATAAAGGAGCTATGTTAAAGAAGACTGAAGAATCCCAAAAGAAGAATCGTTTTAAGTTCCTTAAATAAGAAACTCGAATGAGTAATTAACATAAAATATGTGATAGTTTAAGATTGAATATATACAATAATTAAAAAGAAAAATATGTCAGGTTTTGTAAATAGAGATGATGTTTATGCACAGAGACAAAGTGCCTCAGCAAGAAATATCGTTTCTAAAGCTTTAAAATCTCTATCATCTTTCGGGATGATGTATGACGATATGGTTCTTCGTAACTCTAAATCTATTGGTGTTAATGAAGATTTGTATGGTTGGAAAATGGATCCACGGAATGCTACCGGTGGAGAATATGATGATTATGCTTTATTTGCTAATCTTTCAATGACAGATATTAATTTAAGAAAATCAATTTCTATATTCGATAAATCATATCCAAAAAAGAGAGAAGATCTTCGTAAATTCGCTGTACAAGATGAAATCGAAGAAATTCTAGATACTATTTGTGATGAAGCTATTGTATATGATGATAAAAATTACTTTTGTATTCCTGTAGCTTTTGATGACGAAACATTAGAACCTGGAACTATTGAAGCTGTTAGAATCGCATTAGAAACTAACTTCAAAAGAATTTATCAATACTTTGGATTCAATAATGATATCGCTGCTTGGTCATATTTTAGAAAATGGTTAGTTGATGGATTTGTCTCTTTTGAAATTATTTACAATAAGGAACAAACTAGAATTATTGGTTTCAAAGAAATAGATCCAATCAATTTAACTCCAGGACTTGATAAAGAAGGAAAGAAAATTTGGACTCAATTCAAAGGTCAAGTACAAAAAGAAAGAAAGCTATATGATTCACAAGTCATATACATATCATATGCAAATGTTAACACAGCAAATCGTGTTTCTTATGTAGAACGTTTAGTAAGATCATTTAACTTACTAAGAATTATGGAACATTCCCGAGTAATTTGGGCTACTGTAAATGCTTCATTCAAAACAAAATTCGTTATTCCTGTTGGTGGTAAATCTAAAACAAGAGCTCGTCAATCTCTAGGTGTTTTGATGCAAAACTACCGAGAAAATATCGATTTTGATACAGAATCAGGAGAGCTAAAAGTTAATGGTAAAGCAATGATGCCATTTAATAAAGAGTATTGGTTACCATCTGGTGAAGCTGGAGAACCAACAATTGAAACTATTGGTAATGACGGACCTGATCTTTCTGATACAGAAGCTCTTAAATACTTTCGTGAAAAACTAATTAAAGTATCTAAAATTCCTCTTTCTCGTTTTGATATGGAATCACCGCCTTCTTGGGAGATGAATGCTGAAGGTATGACAAGAGACGAAATTAAATTTGGTCGTTTTGTTACTCGTATTAGATCCGTATTTCAAGAAATTCTTGTTAAACCTCTTTGGATTCAGATGTGTCTTGACTTTCCAGAATTAAAAGATGATGATGCATTTAAAGCACAAATCGGTATAAAATTCCATAAATATAACATTTTTGAAGAGATGAAAGAAATAGAAATCCTTCAAAAACGTCTTGATTTTGTTACAGCAATGAAAGATGGTCTTGTTGAAATGGATGCTAATATGAATGAAATTAAATACTTTGCATCCGAATTCTTAATTCAAAGATTCTTAGGATTATCCGCAGAAGATCTACGAACAAATAAGAAAATGAAAACAATTGAAGATGAAGATAAATTAGCTGCATCTAAGAAATCAGCAGAAGCTATAGCTTAATTAGCATTGAGAAAAAGCTAAATAAGTCTAAAGATATATACCTAAAAATAAAGCTTAAACTATGAGCAATAAGACTCTTCTGATTGTTGAACGATCGGAAAATAAATTGAACCTTATCTCCGAAGGAGAAGACAAATACGTCTTAGAGGGAACATTTACTGAAATTGGCGTTAAGAACAACAATAATAGAATATATGACGAAAAGGAGATTCTCCCTCACGTTAATGAGCTTAAAAAACAATGTGAAAATAACAAACTTTTAGGTGAATTAGATCATCCAAAATCTTTTGATATTTCTCTTAAAAATGCATCTCACGTAATTGAATCTATTGATTATGATCCTTCTACTAAAAAAGTTACAGGTCGTATTCGTTTATTAAATACAGATGCTGGAAAAAATGCTAGAGCCCTTGTTGATGCAGGAGTTCCTCTTCATATTTCTAGTAGAGCTGCTGGTGTTGTTGAAAGCAACGGTCACGTAAAAATAAAAAAAATGTTTACTTATGACTTAGTTGCAAATCCAGGATTTTCAAATGCCGAATTAAAAAGAGTAAATGAAAGTTATGGTTTTGATGCTGAAGATGATAATATAGGACTTTTTGAAGTTCCTGATTTTTGGACTTTTGCATCTAATAAAATTGCAGAAAACAAAGAAAATAACATAGAACCCGAAAATAAAAAAATAAACGAAATGGATGCAAAAAAATACATTTCCGTTGAGGACTTTAATGAGTATACGAAGATAATTAAGAATGAATTTGAAAATCTTAAAACATCTGTTCAGGAAGCTTCATCAAATAAAGATGACAAATCTTTAAATGAAGGACTCGTTAAATATGCGGAATCAATTGCTAAAAAAGTAAATAGTATTCAAGAACATATTGGTAGAATTACCGAAAATGTTGATGGATTAGTTTCTCATAATGATTATATCATTGAAAATCTCGAGAAAGTTAAAAACTACGCCGAATTAGTTGGAGAAAAAACTAATGTAGGAATCAATTACTCAGAACAACTTGCTGAATCAATGGATCACCTAATTGAGTATACTAAAATGGTTGCTGAGAAAACAAACGAAAGCATCAATTATACACAATATCTTGGTGAAAAAACTTCGTCTTTAATTGATTTCTCTAATTACCTTTCAGAAGAAACTTCTAATCGTTGGGGATATCAAACACACATCAACGAACAACTAGATAAAGTTATTTCTCATAATGATTATATCGTTGAAGGAGTTGATTCCGTTGTTAAATACTCTGAATACTTAAAAGAAAATACCGAAAACCTATCAAACTACTTAGGTTATGTAGTTGAACAAATCAATGAAGGTGCTTCATTCGAAGACATCAAAAAATCAACTGATATCATCACAGAAAAAGCAAAAGAAATTGTACAAATTTCCGAGTCTTTAGAAGTTGATAACAATGATGATTTCAAATCAGATATTACAAATCAATTGAATGCTATTCTTGAATCAGCTAAAACTGAAAAGGAATCGGAAGTTGATAAAAAATATCATTTCTTTCAATTCTTAGGTGAAACAAAAAGAAGAGAATTTGATTCTCTTAATTCTGAAACTCAAGAAAAAATAGTTAATGCTTTTCAAACTAATAGATATTATGGAACCGCTGATGCTAATAAGATTTGGGAATCCTGTTTTACACAACCTACAAAAAGAGCAGATTGGTTACTTCAAATGCCAAATAGATACTTAGCTTCTTGGAATACTTTAACTGAATCTCAAAAGAACGCTATTAAAGCTCAAGCTTCTACAAGATTACTTGAATCTCAATATCAAATTGATAATTTCTGGGCAACTAGAGATTTAAGAGAAGTTAAAGTAGATTTGATTAACGAAAACGAAAACTTAAATGCTCCACTCAATGAGACTTCTGAATACAAAACTCCAGATACTTATTTGGATGCTGTAAAAGCTGGATTCCGTCAAAGATTCAAAAAATAAAATATATGAAAACATTACTATCATTCAGTGAATTCTTAAATGAATCTTTAATAACAGAAGGAAATATGTCTAAAAAGGCTTTTTCTGATAGAAAAATTGTATCAACAAGTGTTTTATCAAATGCATGGGGAACTAAAGGTGATTCAGAAATGCAAGCAGCTGCTGAACAATTTGCTAAAAAATTAGGTATCGCCGATGGCGATATCTCTCAAGTTATGCAATCAGATGAAAATTCAGAGGAAGAGACAAAATTGGGTGGTACAATTTATGATTTTTTAGAAAGGAAATTTAAGCAAACAGAAATCTTCGATAATGATATGTTCGATGCAGAATATGATTCTGTACTTAATGTTACACGAACTTCTGACGAAGGATTTATAGCATATCAATTCACCGTAAATTCTAATTTCTAATAAGATATATAGTAAGAAATTCCGAAAACGCTAAGATGCCAAAAGCTATAGGAAAAATAAATAAAACAACAAAAAAACACAAACAAAATGTATTTGTTAAACGAACAAGAGATTTTCTCTAAATGGTCTCCAATTTTGGAGTCCGAAGTTGGTATTACTGATCGTAGTCGTATTGAGTGGATGTCTAAATACTGCCACTATCATGAACTTTACGAAAGTAATTCAACTGCAGTTCTAGGTGCTGTTAATGGTATGGGTTCAACCCGTTTCCCTGGTGATCCTGGAACACAAACTGATTTTTACACTGGACAAGCAGGTTCTGGTGATAAAGCTCACACACTTCTTCCTCTTGCTATGCAAGTTGCTGCTCAAACTGTAGGTCTAGATTTAGTTCCTGTAGTTCCTATGCCTGGTCCAATGGGTGTTCTTACATACTTGGATTTCGTATATGCTGGTGGTAAAACTTCTGGTACAGGTGATAATCTTCCTTTATTAATTAAAGTTAACTATGGTTCAACTGCTATTCCTGCATTCGTTGCTGGTGGTACTTCAGTTGCTATTAGCGGTATTACTTTAGGTTATGTTGGAGCTTCTCGTATTGATGGTTATCCAATCTTCCATGTAAGAGGAACTTTAACAAGTGGTACTTTACTTACTGTTGCAACTACTGCAATTGGTGTAACAGGTATTAGTGGTGTAACTGGTGCTACTACTGGTTTAACTATTGAATTAGTTAAAGCTTTAGAAGATCATATTACTGGATTCTCTGGAACAGCGTTGAAAGACAATGATTACACAGGATTCGATATTAACGATCCTTACTCAAGAGCCGACGGTGAAGGTACAACAGACAATGTAATGAACTTAAGTCTATTCAACAAATCAGTTGAAGCTAAGACTTTCCAAGTTGCTGCTGCTGTTACTCGTGAGCAAGTTCAAGATTTGAAACAATTCGGAGTAGATGCTGTATCTCAAGTAGAATCAGTACTTATCAACGAATTGACTCAATCAATCAACAAAAATATCCTAGATCGTTTATTCTTCTTAGGAGAAAGAAACCATGAATTCGTTGTACGTACTCAAGGTCTTAACTTCTTCTTGAACTTAGGTCAAACTGCAATCATCGCTGGTACAGGATGTGCTTCTGGAACTAACTTCGGTGCTTACATCCAATCAACTTCTTTGAGAAATCAAACAGTTAATCAGACTGAGGTTGCTAACTCTGCTTCAGAGAACTTACATACACGTCAAAGAAAGATCATGTCTAAGATCCTTGCTATTGCGAACTTAATCGCTATTAGAGGTCGTCGTGGTCCAGCTACTTTCGTAGTAACTAACGGACAAGTATGTTCAGCATTACAAGATGTTGCTGGATTTATCCCTGCACCAATGGCTAATACAATTAACCAAATGGCAGGTTCACTTTACCCAATTGGAACACTTGCAGGTCTTGCGATCTACAACGATCCAAACCGTGCTTGGAACGATACTCGTTTCTGTGTAGGCCGTAAAGGTGATGGTAACTCTCCAGGTCTTGTATTCATGCCTTACTTAATGGCTGAATCAGTACAAACAATCGCTGAAGGAACTATGGCTCCTAAGGTTGCTGTTAAATCTCGTTACGCTTTAGTTGAAGCAGGTTTCCATCCAGAAACTATGTATTTGACTTCAGGTGTTAACTTGGCTTCAGAACTTGGTTCTCTAGTATAATCTTAACCTTATACTTCATATTAAAGAGCTACTCGAAAGAGTGGCTCTTTTTTTATTGTCATTTTTTCTAAAAGATATATAGAACAAATAAAGCATATAATAGATATGAAGTTAATATATCCAAACGAGTACTCAGATCTTCGTTCAGAATTGAATGAATTTGTTATTCTATGCAAATCCCAAAACTATCGTCCAGTTCAAGAAGACTTTAATGAAATAATTAAATTCTTACTTCTTAATCATACTTCAGTAGGGTATATGTGTGAATCATTTGAAGCAAATCCTAATTCCATTACAAATCATATATTTGAATCTTTCTCCGAGGACATTGAATCGATTGATGAATATACAGCATTTGCAGGAGATTCCTCTTATGATAACAAAGCTGATTTTGCTACAGCAACTGGAATTGTTAAAACAGGGGCTATGGCTGCTGGAGGTGCTGCTATTGCTGGAGCAGTTGCTACTGGAATGTATGTTCAGTACCTTTTCAAAAAAGGT